TTATGCGCTCCTTGCTAGAAAGGCTTGTAGGAAAGTGGAATCACTGCCTCCGACGATAACGATGCCACTTCCAGAAACAAAAGCACTTAGGTCTAAAGAATCGTTAATACCGTTCATAAAAAACAGAAAAGAGCCCATAGACACATTAGGTGTGTAATCCATTGCCCTCTTTGAGATTGCACCACTTCCCCCAGTTCTAGTTACCACCGCAAAAGTTCTACTAGCTGTAGTGGAGGCTTCAGCGTTTACTTTACAATTTACTTGATAGTACCCCGCAACTAATGGAGTAAATCTAAAATTTGTCAGATTATCAAAGGCATTAGCTGTATCAAACTCCTTTGCATTAATTGACACCCTTGTTAACGTACTGGGCGATATAGCTTGGTTTGCCGACAAAAATGCACTAAACGCAGGCGCAGCAGAAGCGCCGACAGAGATGCCTTTCGCCAGCACAATATTCTGTGCAGCATCTACCGTCATAGCCACCGTACCGCCGACAGCAGTACCTGACCTCAACTCTAAAATACCGTCAGTGGCTCCGGCTGTGACAAGGCCCGATGAGGCTGCATTGCCTGCTTGAATAATTGATGGCATTAGGTAGTTCTCACAATATTGGTTCGTGCCTCTGCACGAGCGTCAGTTACTTCTTGCGGGACTGCCACACCAAGCTCTTGCTGGCGAATAATCATCCAGTCGGTTGAAGCCAAGTAGCTCAGAGCTTCTTTGTTAATAGCGTCAACAGTTTCCTGTGCTGCTTTAGCGGACTTCATTTCCGCTGTCACCAGTTGGGTGTAGTCAATCATGCAGGTAACTCCAGTGGGCCATCGGCGGGGTTAATCAGTGGCTCAGGAAAGCACACAGCTTGCGACGGGTTTTGCCCGTGCGGCAACAACAGCGTCAGGCGTAAGACACCCGAGATGCGCTCAATGTCACTTGCGATGTACTCGCAGCCGGTGGCGCTGGCGGGCAGCGTTGCGCCTTCTGACACGCCTGTGAATTCGTAGGCGGTGCCGTTGATGGTTAGCGTGTCGCCTTGCTTACTGACAGTCAGGCTGTCGTCGCGGCGCTGGGGGGATAGTTTGATGTGCATGATGTTCCTTTAGAACCAGCGTCCGATGGCTATGCGGGCTACATCCACAACGCGAGTCATGGTCTGGGTGTTGGTTGTAGGATTTAAAAAATTAAAACTCCAAACAACTCCGATTGCGGGTCTATCAGTTATCAAAGGTATGCCGAACCGCGCGCCGTTCCCGTCTGTCGCGTAGCCTGTAAAAGATTCTGAGGCATTACCTACAAATGCAGCCGGATAACCTCCGGGATTAATAGACCCACTATTGGCACCGGGAGCAACAGAAATTCCTGTTACATCACGCCTGTCGGTGCATATCTGCGTCCCATCAGCAAACCGCACAAACTCGCCGTTGGCATTGCTGCCGCGTTCAATCACTGCGCCTGTGGGTACGCCTGCGGCCTGAGTAACTTGACCAAGAATGTTGTTACGCTTAAAGAAAGCAGACGCTGCTTGAACAGAGTTGTCGTTGAAAGTGACACCGCTTGTGCCATCAATAATTACTGGCATGGTGTGTCCTTAAAATATAACCAGACGAGCACCTGTTGGCACTGTCACTTGAACGCCTGAGTTCACAGTCAGCGGTCCAATAAGAGAAGCGTTCTTGCCTGCGCTGATCGTGTAGCTGGCTGTCACAATGCGGCTGTTTTCTTGGAACACCGTGTCACCTGCTGCACCTGTTGCACCGCCTCCTACGCTTCCCCAAGATGTACCGGAGTAGCCCTCGAAAGAGGCAATGCTGGCGTTGTAGCGAAGGAAACCCTGCAAAGGTGTTGCGTCCCGTTGTGCTGTGGTGCCTGCTGGAATAACAGAAGATCCCGTGGCTGCTGTGCGGGCTGTCACCAAGTTTGCGTCAGGAGCGCCGATTGTTGTGCGTGCCCCTGCTGCGGTACTCGTCAAGAACAGCGCGTCCCCCGTGGTGCCTGAGCCTAGTGCAGTGCGCGCCCCTGCTGCGGTGGTTGTGCCTGTGCCGCCATTTACCAGTGCAACAACACCTGTCACATTCCCGACCGTAAAGCCTGCAGCACTGCCTGTGATGTTCGTGCCTACCAGCACCGTGGGCGTGCCTAAGTTTGGGCTGGTCAGTGTTTTGTTCGCGAGTGTAGCTGTGTTGGTACGTTCTGCAAAGACGTGTGCTGTTGTAGCCACCTGCGTGGTGTTCGTGGCAGCTGCTGCTGTGGGTGCAGTGGGCGTGCCTGTGAGCGAAGGCGAACTAATCGTCTTGTTGGTGAGCGTGGCCGTGTTGGTACGTTCTGCAAAGACGTGTGCTGTTGTAGCCACCTGCGTAGTATTCGTGTCAGCTGCTGCTGTAGGCGCAGTGGGTGTGCCAGTGAGCGAAGGCGAGCTGATTGTCTTGTTCGCGAGGGTCTGAACGTCATCCAACGTCACGGCCTGTTTTGCGGGATAAGTGCTAAAAACATCCTTAATGCTGCTCGAAAAATTGACCCGCACACCCCCTGCGCTGGAGTCCAGTACCGAGTCTCGGCTAAGCGTTGTGCCCAACGCCGTATATGTGCCAAGGCCTACCTCCCAGTTGCCGGCGTTGACATCCACGATGGCATAGTAGGTGGTGTTGGTGTTGCCGATGAAAGCGAAGGACTGAAACCCTGCAACAGCGCCATTAAGGGTAAGGGTTCCCGTACCCGCTGTAATTGATGTTTCCCGTACACGGTCTTTGAGAACTAGTGGCATGTGGGTTCCTTATGCATTTTTTATGGGTGTCCACGTCACACCCTGTACATTGTTTATATTTTGCCATGTGTCAGGTGCGGTAGCAATACGAGTGTCCCCGCCTAAACCTGATACTGGCCCTGACGACATGGCCCCGGAAGAGAACCCCCCACCAACTGAGATCCGCAAGGACAGCTGTACCGTAGCGATGCTCTTCCAGTCTTGCGACTGCGCTGTCTGCACTAATTCCCACAGTAAACGCCCGAGTAGGCTGTCCGCTGAAACGCCCGCCTCTTGTATCGCAGCAGCAAATATGGCAGCAGCAGTTACTATATCCGACCCGCTCGCACCATCTTGCAGGGAGACAGAGAATCCGACTCGGGAGACTGCCGTATCGTTTGCGCCCGCACCATCGAATAGACTGATAGAGAATAAAGCGGAAACGGGGACTGTGTCCGCCCCTTGGGCTTGCTCGTTTACAAAATGCGCGAATGATCCCGTAGTCGATAGGGTGTCTGCGCCTTGAGCTTGCTCGTTTACGCTAGCCGGTACGCTTAATTGCGCTGTGCTTGTTTCTGCGGCTACCGCCCCCTCAACTACAGCCGTAAAGAAAAGTGCCCCGCCTATTGCGGCAAAAGCTACAGTAGCAAAGGGGGCGCTAGAAAACACACGGATTCTTAGGCTGCTGTGAGGGAAAACTGGTACGTTACGTTGAGCGTATCCCCGCTTACCACTGCGCGATCACCCGGTGCCGTAAAGTCCGCAGCGGAAAACAGAACGCCTGTAGTACCATTTTTAGTGCTGCTGTTCGTTAAAAACGCCCCGCCCACGGTAGCCGTGCCATTAGCGCTAAAAATAGCCACTGAAGCAGCGTTGCTGATTACGGATGGGTTGGCAGTCGTTGGTGTGCCAAAGGCACATGCCGGTCGTGTACTCTGGCTATACGCAAGAACTTCAGTCCATCCTGCGTGTGAAGGCATCGTATCCCCAGCAGCGGGGTTGTTAGACGCGCCCGCACCATACAGGCCCAAGAACCATGTTGCGGTGTAACTTGAGCCAGTAAGATACTTCTCGTTCATGTCTTTTAGGCCGACGTTAACTACGAGGTTATGCTCTTCGGCTGCCCACTTCAAAGCGCCGTCTTTGTCAAAACATTGCACGGTAAAAACGCCACCAGCGCTAGCTTTTTCGACAGTCATAGGTAGTCCTTATTTGATACGGATGATTGCAGACGCGTTAGTGGCTGCGGGGAACTGCACTGTGAATGTGCCTGTTGAAGTTTTATCCGAACCAAAATCCAAAACGCATACCGCTGGGTTGGTCGTTCCGTTGTCTAAGTATATCAAAGCGCCTCGTGCTGTTAAAGCCGAAGCCCATACCGCATTGTCAAACGAGAAGTAGGCAGTGGTTCCGCCTGTACTACCTACTGTGGGGGCTTGGCTTACGACCAGTGCGTAACCACCCGCTGTATAGCCTGATGCTAGAACCTCGCCAGAAGCCGTGTAGGCTGCTGTAGTCGCATCTAACGAAGCGTTGTTTGTGTACAACGCGATCTTGTACACCTGCGAAGTTCCTGTAGCCAGGTTAAAAACTCCACTAGGGAGTCCTACTTTAAAACTGTTGCAGGCAGCGTTTCCAGTGAATGCCATCAAGTCACCCTAAGTTTTGCTTGCCCATCACGGAATGCGTCGCCGCGCTCTAAACCGTCGCCTAATCTTTTTGCAAGCCCAAGCGCTTCCATGTACTTAGCGTTGATAGCCGTAATGATCTGCGGCTCAGACTTCATGAACGTGTACGCTTCTACAAGCGCACCATACAGCAGCACAGAATCAAAATTATCGCCAAGCCACGTAGTTCCCGCAGTAGTGATTGATTCTGGAAGATAGTAGTAATGCAGCTCTACGCTGTATGAAGCGTTAGGTGTTGGGCCAAGAATGAACGACAACTCGTTGGTAGTTATCGGCGGTACGTCCGAAGTCACTGTTGGGCCAAACAAGGCGTAGTACCGAGGGATCGAAACGTCTGCCGGGTTAGGGTACGCCTGCCGAATAAAGTTGACGTCTTTGTTCAACAAAAACTCGTAGGAGCCCGTGCCGTCAATGACGGCCAGCGAGAACGAGGACAGAAAGTCACTCGGGCAAGACAGGTATTTGTTGCCATTAGATGTAACCCCCGTCACGTTCTTGCGAAGCGAGGGAAACTGCACCGTGTTGAAAATACGCTGCTCGGCCTGTGTTATGAACAGGTTTATCTGCTGCTGGCTGGTAAACAGCGTGCCGTCCGCCAGACTGGTGTCCGGGAACGTATTCTCGACCATTGCCTGAATCGTGGATGACAGCGCGACGTAGTTCACAAGCTGGCCTTTATGCCATCGGGCCACGGCTGATGCGGCCCTTTGTGGCGGCACCGGCACCGCGCATCTCAATGCCTGAAGTCTTGACGACGCCACGCTGCCCGATGCTTACGCCACTCATGAGAGGGCTGTTACCCGTGTTCTCTGCGGACGACAGGCAGTGCATGTATACGCCTTGTGCGGGTTTGCCCGAGACGAGTTTGCCGGTCATCGTGTGTGGGACTGCATACTCCGCGCCATCGCCGACTTCTTTGCCCATCATCTTGTTGCTGAACTTAGCCATAATCAGTCCTTTGAACGTTGGTTTGCTGCTTTAGCCATACCGCGACCCATAGTGAGCATCTGCTCATTAGTCTTACCGCCCTTGGCGAGCTTCGTTGTTTTCTGGCCCTTGTGCATGGCCGCTTGGTGCTTGCGCACCTCAGTGTCTGCAATAGACTTGACTTGCTTCTTATCCATCATGGGAATTCCTTTACGTCACGGATACTGTGACTATACCTATCAACACACTCAATGACAACACGTTGGGCGTCAGCGCCGCTGTGTAAAACTCGGAGCCGCCTACGGGTGCCCAGCCCCACTCAATGACCCTGCTGCCGCCACTAATAGTGCCTTCGGCTGACAACCCGGAAGAAAATAAGCTTCTGTCAGGGCGGGGGTTAAACAGCCCTTGTGGGTCATTTACGGGGTACAGGCCGATCTTCAGCTGTGGGTGATCCGGGTTCCAGCAATCGGGGCACACCAGCAAGTTGATGATGTTGCCCTTGACGGTTTCTTTACGCAGTTCTTTGAGCCTAAAACGAAAGCTGCATCGGTCGCATTCGGCAATCGCCTGTGAGCCGGCCGCAAACTTATTGCCCACTTAGTAGCTCCCGATGTACTGCCGACGTGGAACAAAGCGCACGCTCGCCTTCTCACGGTCCTGTTCTATGGCAGTCTGCCAAACTTCATCGTACTGCTGCTTCAAAATGCCCAGACGCTCCATGCCGCCAGGAACCTTCATCGCTACGTAGTACGCCAGTCCTGCAACCATGCAGGGAACAAACCTGAAGGGCATGTCCATCGTGTTGACGCCGCTACCTGCGTCCTGAATCCGGCGCAGCCGCCAGTAGACAAACTCGTAGGGCTGGACGCCGTCAGGCGTGGGCCAGACGTGGATCTGCGGGGTGTTGAGCCTCTCTACCCATACCTGGATCGGGCGCGCCTCTTGGAGCTTGTTAGGCAGCGTCGCGTAAGTCGAAACGCTGATCCGCGTCATTGTCAGGTCTGCCTGCGTAGCCTTGTTGCCTGCGCCCGTGCGAATGACTTGCTCCAAAAGGTCAACCGTGTCGGCTGGCAACTGGTAAGTCGAGACACCCTGAACAAGCGGGATAGTGCCTTGGTCAAAGGTCCACATGTTCAAAC